CTAGTACGCCGAAAAGGAGGTGAGAAGCGTGGAGGAGAAAGAGCAGCAGAGGGGCAACGCGCTCCTCAACGCCGCCAAGCGGGCGCTCAAGTTGATGGCCGACGGCCTCGCCGCGCTGGAGGAGGACGCCGACAAGGCCAAGGGCCTCTTCGAGAAGGCGGGCGACGTGCTGGCCGCGGCCTTGGGCTACCCCTCGCCCGAGGCCCAAGAGGAGATGGCCGAGGCGCTGCGGAAGGCGCTCCAGGGCGTGATGGACGCGCTCAACCGCAAGGACTACGCCAAGGCCAAGGACCTCTTGGAGAAGCTGTTGGGGCAGTACTACGGCTACTCGTACGGCTATCCCTATGCCAAGCCGAAGGAGGGCGAGGAGGCCGAGGGCGGCGAGAGTGAGCCCGGCAAGGTGACCGAGACCGTGCGGGCCTTCGAGGCCATGCGCAAGGAGGGTAAGGTCTGGGAGGTCACCATCATCCGGGCGGGGCTCTCGCTCAACAACAACTACTACCCGCCCGAGGTGCTGCAGGAGGCCGCGCCGCTTTTCGAGGGGGTCAAGGTCTTCGACAGCCACCTGAACGACGAGGAGTGGCGCGCCCGCCGACAGCGCAAGGTCAAGGAGGAGTACCTGGGCTGGATTGACCAGGTGCGCTTCGACGAGGCGGCCCAGGCGCTCAGGGGCCTGTTCCACGTGGTTGACCCAATCCTGCGGGAGAAGATGAAGAGCGTCTGGGAAGCCGGTCGGCGGGACGAGTTCGGCTTCTCCATTGACGCGGGCGTGGACGCCGAGCCGCGTCTGGTGGAGAACCAGCGCGTCAACTTCATCAAGAAGATTTTGGCCGTCAACAGCGTGGACGTCGTCTTCGACCCCGCGGCTGGCGGCAGGATGGAGCGCATGGTAGAGAACAAGGCAAAGGAGGTGAAGGAGATGACCAAGGATGAGCTTCTGGAGGCGCTCAAGGAGCTCTCGGACGAGGAGCGGAAAGAGCTTCTGGAGGGCTTGACGCCCGCCGAGGAGGAGGCCGAGGCCGGGGAGGCCGAGCCGCAGGCGGAGGAGGCGGAGGCCGAGGCCCAAGCCGAGGCGGAGACCCAAGAGGAGGCCGGGGAGGCCGAGGCGGAAGAGGAGCAGCCCGTGACGGAGGAGCTGGAGCTGCGCCTTTACCGGCTGGAGCTCAAGGAGGAGCTGGCCGAGAGCGGCTTGCCCAAGGCGGCCCGCGACTTCCTCTGGGAGCAGTTCAGCGGCAGGCCCTGGCCCATGGAGGAGGTGCGCAAGGCCATCGAGGGCCAGCGGCAGGTGCTGTCGAGCGTGACCCAGGCGGGCCAGGTGAGGGGCATGGGCGGCCTGCGGATCACGGCCAGGCCGGTCATCGAGCTCGACGGCTTCCAGCTCGCCCTGGAGCGGATGCTGGGCGTGCTGGACGAGGACCAGAGGGGCAAGGCGCCCAAGATCTACAGCCTGCGGGAGTGGTACGTGGCCCTCACCGGCGACGACCAGTTCCTGGGCGTGGTCGCTCCTGAGCGCGTGACCGAGGCCAACGTGACGACGAGCTCCGTCACCAGCATCGTCAAGAACGTGCTGAACAAGCGCATCCTCAAGCAGTGGGAGACGCTGGAGAGCAAGCGCTGGTGGGAGCCCATCGTGACCCACTACGACGAGGACACCATCAACGACGTCACGGTCTATCAGACTTACGGCATCGGCGCGCTCGACACCGTGAACGAGGGGGCGGCCTATACCGAGGTGAGCTGGGGCGATTACGAGGAGACGGCGAGCTTTTCGAAGAAGGGCAACTACATCGGCATCACGCTGGAGACCTTCATGAGGGATAACCTCAACGCCCTGCGGCGCATTCCCGACGCCCTGACCCGCGCCTTCTTGTACACCGTGAGCGACCTGGTGAGCACGGTGTTTACCTCGAATAGCGGGGAGGGCGTGACGCTGGGGACCACGAGCCGCCACCTGTGCAACAGCACGGACGGCAACCTCGGCTCCAGCGCGTTGAGCTACGCCGCCTTCGACGCCGCGCAGACCGCCCTGGCGAAGCTGACCGAGGCCGGCAGCGGCAGGCGGCTGGGCATCTACGCCAAGTACCTGTTGGTGCCCATTGACCTGCGGTCCACGGCCTACCAGATCAGGGACAGCGAACGCGATCCGGACAACGCCGAGAATGGCGTAAACGTTTGGCGCGGCCAGTTCGAGGTCATCGTCGTCCCGCAGTGGACGGACACCAACAACTGGTACCTGATCGTTGACCCGAAAGACATGCCCATCATCGGCCTGCACTGGTACCGCGGCCAAAGGACGCCTCAGCTCTTCCAGGCCGAGAACGAGACCACCGGGGCGCTCTTTACAAATGACGAAATAAGGTACAAGGTACGCTTCTGGGTGGCTCGCTCGGTGGCGGACTACCGGGGCGTCTACGGCAGCGTGGTGAGCTAAGAAGACTGACGGCGGAAGGGCTTTGAAGCCTGCCTGATAGGTTTCCGCCTTTCCCTCTTTAAATGATTGAAGGGAGGTTGCAATATGGGCACGACTAGGTGGAAGAGCAAGCTCAAGTTCAACGGCAGCGCCTGGTGTCCCGACGACACCTACCTTTACTTCGGCGACGACAACGACGTCTCGGTTACTTGGGACGGGACGAACCTCATCGTGGCCGCCGCCGCGGACGACACCCTCATCGAGATCGGCGACGCAGCGGCCACTCAAAAGTCGTTCGACGTGAAGATTTACGGCGACGGGGCCAACGGCGCCGACTACCTGCATTGGGATGCCTCGGCCAACGAGCTCAAGCTGGTAGGCGACGCGAACATCGTTCGGGAGGAGTCGGCGAGCCAGGCCGTGTTCCAGAGCCGGGCCACGGTGAGCTACACCGATACGTCGGCCAAGACGCTGTTCACCATCCCGGCGGGGGCCGACATCATCGGGATAATCGTTGATGTCACCACGGCCTTCAACGACAGCGGCACCGACCTCTTGGACATCGGCACCAGCTCGGACGGCGACTACTTCAAGAACGACTTGGACGTGAGCTCGGTCGGGCAGACCATGACCGGTTGGAGCCACTTGGGGGACGTGGGCTCTAGCGACATCACGGTGACGGCGACCTATACAGGCCAGAACGGCGACGCCAGCGCGGGCCAAGCGACCGTCATCTTCCTGTGGACGGTGAGCTAGCATGGCTGACTTGGAGCGCAGGCTGGCCGAGGTGCGAGCCGCGCTTCTCCGGGCGCGGGCCAAGCTCCAGCGCTTGGAGGAGCTGCGCGACCAGGCCGAGTACGAGGTGGGCTACTTGGAGGGCCAAGTAGCGCTTCTGGAAGAACTGACTCAAGAGGAGGAAAGCGATGCAGGAGAAGGCAGTGATCTACACTTTCCACGCGCCGGGGACGATGAGCGCTGACCTCGACATCCGCTTCAAGCTCCCCTTCGGCGCGACCCTGATCCACGTAAGCGCGGTAGGCAGCAACAGCAACGACGCCACCATTAAGGTCGGCACAAGCTCGGATGACGACGCCGCCATGACGGCTAAGTCGTTCGGCGACAGCGGTACGCCCGCCGAGTATGACGAGGACGACTTCGTCGGCTCCGAGTTTTACCACTTCGACGACGGCGACACCGTGGTCGTCACGATAGACTACGACGGCAATAGTGGCACGGCGGTGGACGACCCCACCGTGGTTCTCACTTTCCTGACCGGCTAGTCCGGCTGCGCGAGGCGCGTATAGCGGCGCAGTCTCGACGGGCGAACCGCGCCTCATAGCCCGTCACTCGCAGCTGGGAGGTTGCCATGGACCTGGTGAAGCTCGCCGTCGCCACTACGGGGTCGGACGGGTCGGCCACGGGCAGCGCCACCTCGGTGATGGTATCGGGCGTGATTTATGCTATCTACTTGGACTACCACGCCTCTGCTCCGGCCACCACGGACGTGACGCTGCGCATGGCGGGGACGCCTTATGAGAGCATCCTCAGCATCTCGAACAGCAACTCGGACGGCTGGTACTACCCACGCCGGCAGGTCTGCGGCGCGGACGGGACGGGCCTGACCTACGACGGCACCCACGCCGTGGCCGAGCCCTTCGTGGTGCACGACCGGCTGACGCTCAGCGTGGCGGGATGCAACGCCCTCAGCCCGGCGGTGACGGCCTACATTTACGTCAAGAGGTGCTAAATGTCCATCGCCTTGACGACCTTCCGGGCCACGGTCGCCAACCTGATACAGGACTCGGAGGGCATACTCTCCAACGACCAGATCGACGAGCAAATCAAGAACGCCCTCGCCAAGTACAGCCGCGAGAAGCCGGACGAGGTGGTGGCCGAGTTCTCCGGCGACGGCGGCAAGTACTACTCCGTCGCCAGCAAGCTGAGCCGCTGGGAGGACGGCTTCTCCGTCGTCCTAAGGGTGGAGTATCCCGCGGCGGACGTCTCCGGCGACGAGGAGCCGCAGATGCTCGAGGACAACGAGTGGACGGTCTTCGAGGACGCCAATGGCAAGTGGCTCTACTTCCCCAACTACTCTCCTAAATCTACGGAGAACGTCCGAGTGTGGTACACCGCGCCCTACCAGTTCAGCGGCTCGCCGGAGGCTGTGGACGTGCCCTCCGAGGACTTCTACGCCATCTGCGAGCTGGCGGCCTCGCTCTGCTGCTGGCTCTTGGCCTCCTACTGCGTGCAGAAGAAGTTCGACTTCGAGGCCGACGGCCAGCGGGTCAAGCGCGGCGAGATGGCGAAGATGTACCGCGACCTGGCCCAGCGCTACGAGGCCAGCTACCGCAAGCACCTCAAGCTGCAGGAGGGCTTGAGCCCCGGCGCGGCCACCGCCGACTGGGACGTGACGCCGCGCGGCTTGGAGTACCTGTTTCACCCGTCCTGGAGGAGGTAATGGCGCTGACCGCTTCGGAGCTGTCGAGCATGAGGGAGGCGGTCGAGGACCTGCTTCCCGACACCTGCGTCATACAGAGCCGATCTTGGCAAAGCGACGGGATGGGGGGCGGCTCTTACATTTGGACGGACGCCTACACCGACGTGCCCTGCCGCTTGGCCCCGCGCCGCTTTCGGGAGAGGGAGGCGGTCGTGGGCGACAAGCTCAGTGTGCACAGCTTCTGGGTGCTGACGCTCCCCCACGACCAGGAGATTGACGAGACGATGCGGGTTGTCGTGGGCGGCGAGACCTACGAAGTGGTCAGCGTCAACCGGGCCCAGAGCGAGCGCGTGGCGGTGAGGGCCGACTTGGTGAAGGTCAGTTAATCTGTGCGGAGATTGTTACTTAATTGGCAACTTTCTGCAACGAAAGTAGGAGCGAGATGTCCTTAAGGCTGCTCTTCATGGCGAATTCGCCGTGGTGCCCCACGGGCTACGGCGTGCAGGGCAAGCACATCGTGCGGGGCTTCCGCAAGCTGGGGCACGAGGTGGCCTACTTCAGCTTCTACGGCCTCCAGGGGGCGAAGCTGGAGGTCAACGGCCTCACGATGTATCCCTTGGCCTACTCCCAGTGGGGCGACGACGTCGTGCGGGCCCACATGGACGACTTCCGGGCCGACGCGCTCATCACCCTGCTCGACATCTGGGTGCTGCCGGAGCGGTTCTTCGAGCAGGCCCGGCCGCTCTGCCCCTGGTTCCCCGTAGACCAGTATCCTGCCCCGCCGCTTATAGTGCGGAACGCCAAGCGCTGCTACCGGCCCATCGTCTACAGCCGCTTTGCCCGGAGGGCCATGGCCGAGCAGGGCGTGGAGTGCGCCTACATCCCGCACGGCGTGGACACGAAGGTCTTTAGCCCCGGCGACAAGCTGGAGGCCCGCAAGAGATTGGGCCTGCCGGAGGACGCCTTCGTCATCGCCATGGTGGCGGCCAACAAGGGCTACCCCAGCCGGAAGGCCTTGCCGGAGGCGCTGCTCGCCTTCCGGCGCTTCCGCGAGAGGCACAAGGACGCGGTGATTTACCTCCACACCCTGGCGGGCGACCAGATGGGCGGCGTGGACTTGGTGGCCGTCGCCGAAAGTCTAGGGCTCCCGCCCAGCGCGGTGCGCTTCGTCGACCAGTACCGCTACACGTGCGGCCTGCCCGCGAGCTACGTGGCGGACGTGTACCGGGCGGCCAACTTGCTCCACGCGGCCAGCTACGGCGAGGGCTTCGGCCTACCCCTAATCGAGGCTCAGGCTTGCGGGACGCGGGTGGTGACGGCCGCTTGGAGCTCCATGCCGGAGCTCACCTTCGACGGGATAGCCACCGAGCCCGCCCAGCGCTTCTGGACGCCGCTCAACTCGTGGGCGGCCGTGCCCTCGGTGGACGCCATCGTGGAGGCGTGGGAGGCGATCTACCGGGGCGGGCTGGGCGACCCTTGGGCGCCCAGCGAGAGGGCCGTGCGGGCGGCCCAAGCTTATGACTGGGACAGGGTGATGGACGAGTACTGGCGTCCCTTCTTGGACGACTTGGAAAAGAGGCTGATCGCCGATGGACTTAAGCGGAGCTGAGTGCCGGGCCCTGCGGATCGGGAAGGTGCCCAGCCCCAAGCAATTACGGGCCTTCTACAACGCCATCGCCAAGGAGCCCGGCTACCAGGAGGCGATGTGCCGCGAGCCCCACCAGAAGGCGCGGCTGGCTCGCATCAAGGAGCTTTTGACCGTCATCCTGCCCTTCGCGCCGAGGGTGCTGGAGTGGGGCTGCGCGGACGGGCTGCTGACGCGCTGGCTGGCGGAGCGCGCCGACTGGGTGGTGGCCATAGACTGGGCCAGGCCCTGCATCGAGCGCTGCCGGAAGCTGGGGCTGAGGAACGTGGGGTGGTTCTGCGGCTCGCTGGAGGCTTATGAGAGGAAGGCGTTGGCCGAGGAGTACGACGGCTTCGACTTGGCGGTGGCGAGCCAAGTCTTGGAGCACTGCCTCGACCCCGTGGCCGAGGTGAGGAGGCTGGCTAGGCTGGCGGGCGGGATACTCGCCAGCGTGCCCATCGCCGAGGAGCCCAACCCGGACGCCTTCAGCTTGGAGGCGCGCCGCAACCCCAAGAAGCCGGGCGACGGCAGCGGCCACATCTGGTGCTTCCGGCCCGACACGTTCAGGGCGCTGTTCAGGGAGGTCTGGTGGTACGAGGACAACGGGATAGACGCCATCATCCTTGGAAGATGAGATGCGCATAGGCTGGCTGCACGACTGGCGGCTGGAGGAGAGGCCGGGCGGGGCCCAGCTCACCAACGAGCTCATGATACGGGCCGCGCCGCCCTGGGCGGAGGTGGTGCGTTGCTGGCCCGGCGGGATGAGGCCCGCCGACGCCTACATCCTCAACAACGTCAAGCGCTTCTCGCAGGAGGAGCTGGAGGCGGCCTGCTCCCGGCCTTACGTCAAGTACGAGCACGACTACTGGGACTGCCCGCAGCCTTGGCAGCGGGAGTGGATCGGGCCGGTCTACGCCGGGGCGCGGGGCGCGCTGTTCCTCTCGCCGCTGCACAGGGACAGCTTCTTGAGGCTGAGCGGGGTGCGGCCCAAGCGCATGGCCTGCGTGCCTTCGCCGATAGACGTGGAAACTTTCCGAGCCGCCCGGCGGAGAGCGGGCAAGCGGCGCGGCGTGGTCTGGCTGGGCGAGTTCCAGCCCCACAAGGGCGTGATGGAGGCTTGCCGCTGGGCGGCGCGCCACGAGCCGGTGGACTTCTACGGCTGGGGGCCGCTGAAGCCCTTCGGGCCGGGCGTGAGGTTCCTGGGGCGTTTGCCCTGCGAAAGGGTGCCCGGCGTTCTGGCGCGCTACGAGAAGCTGTTGTTCTTGCCCAGGTGGCCGGAGCCTTTCGGCAGGGTAGTGGCGGAGGCAAAGCTGGCGGGCTGCGAGCTAATCTGCAGCCCGAACGTGGGCGCTCTTTCTTGGGGCTGGAGGACGCTGGAGGAGTGGGAGGAGGGCGTGGGCGAGGCCCCACAGCGCTTCTGGCAGGTCATGAAGGAATGGCTGTCCTGAAGGAGCTGAGGCGGTTCTTGGCTTGGCTGGACGCTCGCATGGCGCGGGAGCGCGACGCCGACGTGGTCGCCGCGTTGAGCGAGGTCTACGCCTGGCTGGCGAGGCTGATCTATGAGGCGCAACTGGAGCAAGCACAGGGTCAAGGTCGAGCTCGACTTGGGCAAGCTGAGGCAGGTGAAGGGCGCGGCGAGGGAGCTCGTCGCCGAGCGCCTGGAGGAGGGCGCGGAGCGCATAAAGCAGGGGGCCAGGCGCCTCTGCCCCAAGCGCACGGGCCGCACGGCGCGCTCCATTGACAAGATCAGGGAGGGCGATCTTAGCTGGGTCGTAACGCATGGCGTCGGCGATCCCGAGCGTGGCCCCATCGGCATGTTCTTGGAGCTGGGTACGCGCCGCATGGCTCCCCGGCCCCACTTGGTTCCCGCCCTTGAAGCCGAGAAGCCGGAGCTAATCAAGGACATTGAGACGGTGTTCGAGATGATGCGCTGAGGGCGTAGCTCAATCCGGCAGAGCGCCGGTCTCCAAAACCGGCGGTTGCAGGTTCGAGTCCTGCCGCCCTTGCTCATCGAATCCAAAGAGTGTAGGGAGGCTAAAGCATTGAAAGGCTTATTGTTGCGAGCGCTGCTTGTGTTTCTGTTGACTGTGGGATCGTTCATAGCTCAGGGGCTCACCGTGGTCAGGCCGAACGAAATCAGCGTCTTGACCTACCGCACCCTTCCGGCCTATCAGGAGGAAATGGGCTACATCGCCGAGCCGGGCATCTATTTGACCGACCCCTTTGCGGAGCGGATCACCCTGAAGTCCAGCATCCGATGGCCCACGACCCGCGACTACCTCGACGCCGCGCTGCTGGCCGACGGGCTGCGGGACTTCTGGTACGAGGAAGAGGGGCCGCAAAACCCGCAGTCCAAGGAGGAGGTCCTCCAGATGGTGGAGGACGTCAAGCCCTACATCAACGCTTACACCGAGGCCATCGGAAGGCCCGTGGCGGTGGACGAGGTAGTCTTCTTCTGGCCCGAGAAGGGAAGCGGCAGGTACGACTTGCCGATCGCGTATTACTGCTACATCCGCCGCCATATCGCCGTCAACATGGCCTTCTTCCGGGAGTACATGAGGGGCGACGACAGCTTCTTGGCCACCCTCGTCCACGAGATGTCGCACTCTGCCCTGAACTTCATGACGGGGGAGAGCCTCTGCCAGCTCCTGACGTTGCAGGTGCTCTACGACATGGCGGAGGACGGGTATCCCGGCGCCCGCTTCGCCTTCTGGGACGAGCTGCGCTCCTGGTTCATCTGCGCGGCCCGCTACCGCGTATACTACAACCACGGCTGGCGGGCGCTGAGCATCGGGCAGGCGCGCGCCATCGGCCAAGAGCTCAGGTGGTACCACGAGAAGCAAGAAGAGAGGCTTCCCGTCGGCTGGGCGACGCACGATTTCGGCTTGTATTTGCCCTCCATAGGTCGCCAGCTTTACTGGGCATTGACGGGGCATCCCTACATCCTCGACCTCGAAAGCCTCGACAGGAGCCCCTTCGTGGCCCTGACGAAGGCTGTGGTGAATTGGGAGTATGGCTTGCGCGTTGAGGGCTTCCACATTCGCCCCGCCAGGCTGCTGCGCAAGATGGGCGTCAGCTATGGCCTTTTGCGCCGGATATTCGGCCCGAATTACTGGAGCATCGACTGGGCAATCGTTCGGGGTGAAAGGGATGACTTAGATTTCTATCTCAACCTGATTTATAAGGGCGAATACGTTCACAAGAGGGAGTTCGAGGCCAAGCTGAGGGAGGATTTCGAGCACTTTGCCCCGATCTGGTGGGAGTACCTGTACGGCCCGCTCCAAGTGATCGAGATGAAGGGCGCGGGGATGCCTTGCAGGTACGTCACTTGGACGACCGACATCAACGACATTTTGGCAGGAGGGGACTTCGCCATCATTCTCTCTTTCTACTTCGGCTTCGGGGCCAAGATTTCGGAGATGACCTTCGAGGACGTTGGGCCCGTCATCTGGCGGCTTTTGGACGTCAAGCTGACGCCGCAGGTCGAAAGGCGCGAGGGCGGATATGAGGAGATCGTGCCCTTCATCGTCGAGATGCCCCCTGAGCAGCCGCGCGTCCGAGTGTTCCCTACTGCTCCGCTGGTGGGCCTTGTTGTTGTGTCCGTGGACTGGAAGTTGAGGAAGCGGAGATGGAACAAGGCCATGAAGGAACTCCTCTGGCATTACTTCATCAATGTCTGCATTGCGGTTGACCAATTCTTCAACGCGCTGTTCTTCGGCGACCCAGACGAGACCATTTCCAGCAGGCTGGGGAAGTTCAAGAATCGCGTTGCTCCCTACGGCTGGATTTGCTGGCTGTTGGACTTCATTGACCCTGGGCATTGCGAGAAGGCGATCGAGCCGGATGAGGGCAAGGACCAACTTGCGCCGTTCAAGCGAGAAGAGCATTAGGATTTAACCTTTGGAATGGCTTATGTCAGGATTGACTTGGACAGGATCGGCGAGCTGCACAGGCAGGGCGCGGTGCGCAAGCTGGTCACGGAGGAGCAGCGCCGCGCCAACCGCGAGCGCTCCTTGGCGGCCCGGAGGAAGTACTTGGCCCAGGGCAACGCTTGGGGATACCGCACGCTCGACCTGATGCAGAAGCGCGAGGCCAAGCGCCGCCAAAGGCGCGCCCAGCGCCGCCATAAGCGGAAGATGCGATGAACGCTTTGGAGAAAGCCCTTTACAGCAAGCTGACGAGCGACGCCGACCTCGTGAACAAGCTGGGGGGGACTCGCGTCTACAACCAGATCATCCCGCAGGAGGCCTCGCTGCCCGCCGTGGTCTTCAGCCTGGCGGGAGGGGGCTACGAGAACGTCGCCCCCAAGGACGCCCAGAACGTGCTCTACCTCGTCAAGGCCGTCTCGAAATCTAGCCTGAAGGAGGCGGGCGAGATAGACGAGCTCGTTTCGGATTGCCTGCATAGGCAGTCGCTCGACGTCGAGGGCTGGGGCGTGTTCTGGCTGAGGCGGGAGGCCGCCGTGCGCTACGTGGAGGTCGGACCGGGCGGCGAGACGTACTACCACGCAGGGGCCAACTACCGTATTCGGATGGAGAAGGAGTGAATGGATTGGTTACTTTCAGCGATGAGTGCCTTGATGCTTTGGCTTATGGGCAACCATAGCCGGTGGGGGCCCGCTCTAGGACTCTGCAATCAGGTTCTCTGGATGTTCTATGCAGTCTCTAGGCGTCAATGGGGGCTTTTGCCAGGGATTGCACTTTATACGCTGATTCATTTGAGGAATCTTAAGCGTTGGTGGCAGGGGGGGAAGAGAGTTAATGAGGTCAACGGCGAGCGCGTACCAATTGCACAAAGCGGTCAAAAAGCGCATGCGTCAAAGAAATCCTTCTCTCAGTGCGCAGCTTTCTCATGAGAAGATAATCGAGTTGATGGATAGGCTTTCAAAGAAGATAGCCGACAGAGTTCCTTTTGAGACTTGGCAAGAGGCGATGGCTTCCATCCGAGATAGGACATAGCATAAGGAGGTGGAGCTATGGAGCCAGCGGTGCGCAAGAGGCTGGAGGAGCTGGAGCGCAAGGTCGAGGAACTGGAGCGACAGCTGAAGGAGATGAGGGCCAAGTGCGCGCGCAAGCGCAAGGCCAAGGAGGGGAAGTGACGGACTGGGCCGGCGATGACTGGAGATACTGGTATCCCGCTGAAGCCCAGACCACTTCAGCGGAACGAGGCCCCCGCCCTAGGGGGACGCCCCGAAGAGCGGAGACCCCGCGCCGCTTGGGCGGGGGCCTGACGGGAAGGCGGGTTGGTGGCATCGCGGGGGCCACGGGCTAATTCGGCGGAATCGGGAAAAATTTTCCGCTTTCAAGGAGGTGTGAGAGATGGCTCGCTATACGGGCAAGGATCTGCACGTGGAATTCGGCGGCACCGACCTTTCGGGCGACTTCCGTACCTTGGAGGTGACCGAGAGCATCGACATCGTGGACGCCAGCGCCGGGAGCGACACCCACAAGGAGAAGCTCACCGGCCAAGAGGACTGGACGGCCACCCTCACCATCTTGGACACCACGGACGGTTCGACCATCTGGGAGGCCGTGGACAAGGGCACCGAGGGCACGCTGACTTGGTACCCGCAGGGCACGGCCAGCGGCAAGCCCAAGCACTACGGCAAGTGCATCGTCAGCGAGCGGAGCCGCAACTTCCCCTACAACGACGTGGTGGAGATCACGGTCACCTTCGAGGGCAACGGGGTGGTAACCGACACGACGGTCTCCTAAACCGTGACGTAGGAGGCAACGGGACATGACTGAGAAGAAGCTCCTCACCAGGGAGGAGATACTCTCCCTCGACGACAGACCCACAGAGCTCGTCTATGTGGAGGAGTGGGGCGGCTGGGTGCGCGTCCGGGGGATGGGCGCGGGCGAGCGCTTCGACTTCCTGCAGGAGGTGCGGCGCCCCGATGGCCAAGTGGACGCCAAGGCCCTCAGCATCAAGGCCGTCCTGCGCTACGTGGTGGACGAGGAGGGCCGGCCCCTCTTCAAGGAGGAGGACTACGACGCCCTCTGCCAGAAGTCGCCCCAAGCCATAGATACCATCGTGGCGGTTTGGGGCCGGCTTTCGGGCATACAGCCCGGCGCGGTGGCCGAGGCGCGAAAAAACTCCTGAACGAGGGCGAGCTGTACCTGCAGTTCGCCCTAGCCGAGATCCTAGGCATGACCGTGGGCGAGCTCCGGCGGCGCATGAGCAGCTTGGAGTTCACCTACTGGCAGGCCTACCTCGACTTGCGCCAGAGGGTGATGGAGCAGAAGTCTCGCAAGCCCAAGTGGAGTATAGCCCAAATCTTAGAGTGGCTGCGCGAGGCGGAGAAGCTGAGCAGGAGCAAGGCTTAGGAGCGTAATGTGGTCGGGACGGAGATCGCCAGGCTTTACGCCAGCATAGGGGCGGACATAAGCGGCTTGGAGCGCGGCTTGGAGCGGGCCGAGACGCGCCTGCAGAAGGCGGCCGCGGCCATGCAGGGCACGGGCGCGGTCCTGAGCGGGGCCCTGACCGCGCCCCTCATGGCCGCCAGCGGCGCGGCGGCCAAGCTGGCCGTGGATTTCGACGCCCAGCTGCGCAACATACAGTCCATCGGACGCCAGACGGAGGCCCAGCTGCAGGCTTTGGGCCAAACCTTCATCACGATGTCCGCCGACATCACCAAGACGACCGACTCGGCCGTCAACCTGGCTGCGGCCTTCTACGACATCCAGGGCTCCGGCTTCGCCGGGGCGGACGCGATGAAGGTCCTGGAAGCCAGCACCAAGGCCGCCAGCGCGGGCCTCACCACCACCGAGGTGGCGGCGGGGGCCCTGTGCGCCTCGCTCAACGCTTACGGCGAGAGCGCCGACCGGGCGCGGGCCTTCTCGGACGTGCTCTTCCGCGTGGTGGACGTGGGCGTGGGCACCTTCGAGGAGCTGAGCCACTCGCTGGGCTACGTGGTCGGCTCGGCTGCCCAGGCGGGCGTGAGCTTCGAGGAGGTGGGCGCGGCCCTCGCCACCATGTCGAAGCAGGGCATCGAGTTCTACAAGGGCGCCCGGGCCTTGAACATGCTCATCTTGGCGCTCATAGATCCCTCGGATGAGCTCGCGGACGCGCTCAAGTCCATCGGCTACGAGTCGGGCCAAGCGGCCATAGACGCCCTTGGCCTGGCGGGCACGCTCCAAGCCTTGGAGGAGGCGGGCTACGGCGGCACGGAGCAGATGGCGAAGCTGGGCTTCTCCTCCATGGCCCTGCGTGCCGCACTGGCGCTCACGGGCAAGGGCGCGGAGATGTTCGCTGGGGACTTAGAGGCCATGCGCCGCGCCAGCGAGGGCGCTGGGGCCACCCAGGAGGCCTTCGCTATCCAGACCCAGAGCGTGGCCGCGCAAATGGCGAACGCGCGCAACAAGCTGGAAGCCTTGGCCTTGGGCTTCGGTCAGCTGCTCCTCCCGGCCATCACCGACGCGTTGGACTGGGCCGGGCGCTGGCTGGACTACCTCAACAGCCTGGACGAGTCCACCAAGCGCTGGGTCGCGACCACGGCGGGGATTGCCGCCGCCGTCGGCCCCGGCCTCATCGCCCTGGGCAAGCTCGCAAGCGCCGCGGACAGGCTGAGCAGCCTCTTCCGTAGCGCCCAAGAGCGCGCCCTGGAGAAGATAGGGGCCATCAAGCGGGAGGCCGACGTGGACCTCGCCGCGGCCTCCAGCGCCGGCAAGCTCGCCGCGGCCCTGGGCGGCGCGGGAGGGCTGGCCGCGGCCTTCGGGGCCGTGGGCGCGGCCGCGGCCTATCTCATCACGGTGCATCGCCGGGCGCTTGCCAATTGGGCACAAGCGGAGCGGCAGGCAAGCGATACGGCTCGGACCTATGACGAGTACACCGAGGCCCTGGTAGGCGTGGCGGATTCCGCGCAGAACGCGGCCCTCACGCAGGACTTCTTCACCGAGACCCAGTACGCCGTCAACATGGGGCTGATGAAGGGCCGGGAGGAGTTCGAGAGCTACCGCGAGGCGCTGGACGTCTACGCCGCGAGCCTGCCCCGCGTGGAGAGCAACGCGGCCATGGCCGCCGAGGGCATCTCCAACCTCGCCATCTCCAGCCAGGACTTGGCCGATTGGCTGGAGCGCTCCAAGGAGGGGGCGGACGGCCTCGCCCAAGCTTTGGGCGAGGCCGGGGACAGCGCCGCCGCCCTCGCCGAGAAGTTCCGGGAGGTGCTGACCGGCGCCACGCTAGACTGGGCCGAGTTCTACACCGACTTGGTGAGCTCACAGGAGGAGTACGAGCGCAAGCGGGCGGAGATTCTGGAGAGCGGCACCGCCAACTACGAGAAGCTGGAGGCGCAGCACCAGCAGCGCCTGAAGGCCCTGGAGGGGCAGTTCTATAAGGAGCGCGTCGCCCTCCTGAGCAAGGAGGATCAAGAGCGCTTGGCCGCGCTGGAGCGCCGGCACCAGGCGTCCCTCAAGCTCATCGAGGAGTACGAGGTGCGCAGGCGGGCGCTGGAGGAGGCGGGCAACGCCGAGCGCCTGGCGGAGCTGGAGCGCGCCTACCAGGAGGCCTTGGCCTTCGAGGAGCGCTACGGGGCCGAGAAGCAGGCCATCTTGGAGCGCGTGAACGCCGACGACTTGGCCGCCCTTCAGGCCCACTACCAGGAGCGCCTTGGCGAGCTCAAGGCGCGTCTGGAGGAGGAGAAGACCACCCTCGCCGACAAGACCCGCGAGGCCATGGAGGAGCGCCTGCGGGAGCTTGAGGAGGCGTGGCAGCGGGAGCGCGAGGCCCAGGAGCGGCACTTGGGCGAGATGCTGATGCAGACCATAGACATGTGGGCCGAGATCGGCCAGGTGCCGCCCGCCGAGGCCATGGAGATGAAGCTGGCCATCGCGGAGGAGTTCGGCCTCATCACCGAGGAGGCCCGCAAGATGGCCGAAGGCACGCTGGCCCTCCTGGAGCGCTGGGCGGAGGGCGGCGGCAAGGCCGCCGACGAGCTGGCCGAGCAGGTGCACGCCTACGTCGAGGCGGCAAGGGAAGGCGCCTCGGCCACCGAGGCCTGGGACGAGGCCATGGACGCCTTCGGCTGGCGCAGGGAGTTGGTGGTGGACAGCAACTTGGACGATCTCATCTGGAAGGCGGAGGAGGCGGCGCAGGCCGTCCAATCCATCCCGGATTACCGGGAGGTGGAGATCAACTTCCGGCGCACCGGCTGGAGCGGCGTGGAGGAGGCCAGCCCCAAGACCCGCATCCAGGTCATGCTGGAGGAGCTGCTGGAGTTCCTGCGCTCCACCACCTTCACGGTCGAGTTCGACGTGGAGGAGCTGGGCAGGCTCCAGGCGGTGGCCGAGGCGGTAAACTCCATCGCCGACGCCTTCGAGGGCATGGCAGGCGTGGCCCCGACCATCGCGGGCTTCCCTTCCTTAGAGGGCTTCAGGGAGGGCGTTGACCGCCTGGTGGCGGACACGGAGTACATCCTGACTGCCATCCGCACCAGGCTCCTCGACCTCTGGAGCTGGGCCGGGGCGAGGAAGGACACGGTCTGGGGCCACATGGACTATTGGGCCGACGTAGTGGCCGACGTGGTGAGGCTGGTGGGCGACGCTGTCGAGACCTTCTCCAAGGTTGGCCAATACGGCGGCCTCATGCCGGAGGCGCTGGACGCTCTAGTGGCCGACACCAAGCTCGTCGTCCAGCAGCTTAAGAAGGCCTCAGACGTGGTCGAGATGGACGCCTTGGCCGAGGCCGCGGCCTTCGCCAGCCTCGCGGGGCAGGCCGTCGAGGACATCGGCAGGGCCATGGACGTCCTGATAAGCCTGGCGGACTATTCGGGCCCCGCGCCCAAGGCTGCGGAACAGTTTTTTCAGGACCTCAACTACTTCATCTACGTCTTCAGCCAGCAGCGGGACGCCTTCGCCCGCGCCCTCGACAGCGAGGCGGTGAGCCTGGCGGACATGCTGGGCGACGTGGCCAGCGGCTTGGGCGAGGCCGTGGAGCCGCTCCTCAAGCTAGCGGGCTACGCGCCCGACAGGGCCTCGATCCAATGGGGGATCGCCAACTTCTTCATCCACTTGGAATACTTCATCGAGGCGTTCGCCAGCCGGGCCAGCGAGTTCGCCGCCGAGGTGGACGAGGAGAAGGCGGACTTGGCGCAGCTTCTGGGCGAGGCGGCCAGCGGCTTGGGGGAGGCCGTCCAGCCCCTCTTGGAGGTGGCCGAGTTCAGCGTCACGCCCTCGGAGGCCCAGCGCGCCGCCGACCTCTTCTTCGACGCCCTAGCGACATTCCTCACCACCTTCTCGACGCGGGCAAGCGAGTTCGAAGGCGTCGCCAGCCGGCAGGTGGCCGACTTGGCGGAGACGATCGGCCAGATCGTGGGCGGGATCGGCCAGGCCATCCGGCCCCTCATGGAGCTGGCCGAGTACGGGTACGCCACCGACGAGAGGGGCAACAAAATCTGGGTCAAGCCCGACGACGTCGCCCGCAGCATGGAGCGCTTCTTCTACCACTTGGGGATGATCCTCGGCTACGTGGAGCAGGCGGCCCAAGACTGGCAAGGCAGGCTGGGCGACGCCCGCTCGTTCGCCGAGGCTGCGGGCGAAATCGGCGGCAACCTGGGGAGCGCCATCGGGATGCTCAAGGACGTGGCCGACTACGGCCAGGACGAGACGGCCTTCGCCTTGCTGGGCTTCCAGCACTTCCTGAAGGACTTCGAGGACGTGCTGGCGGTCATCGTCGAGGCCAGCGGCAGGATGGGCGACGCCATCACCACGGCGCGGGCGTTCGCCGACGATTGCGTGGAGGTGGTGAGCGCCATTCAAAGGGGCATAGATAAGCTCAAGGAGCTGGAGGGCTTAGGCGTGGAGCCGACCAACTTGGTGGAGGCGGGCAAGCGCCTGATCCAGAGCGTGGCCGACGGCATCGCTGACCAGCAAATTGTGGTGCTGAGGGAAGCCGTCTCCGCCCTAAACGCGGTGATCAACGGCCTCATCGAGCAGTGCGACTTTGCCCAAGGCCCCGTTTGGCTGGCGGGCGAACTGGTGGGCCAAGCGCTCATTGCCGGAATGATTGCTGGGCTTTACAGCGAGGCCGGGGCGCTTTACCAGGCTGTCTGGGACATCGTCCAGGCGGCCTTGGACACCGCGGAGGCGGCGGCGGGCGCGAGCTCGCCCAGCGTGCCCATGTTCCAATTGGGCTTGGACATCGCCCAAGGACTGGCGCTGGGCGTGCGGGCCGGGCGGCCCGAGGTGCAGCGGGCGATGGAGGCCCTGGTGCCTGCGCCGCCGGCTTGGGCCGCGCCAGCTCGCGGCGCTG